TCCACTTACAAGTCCACCAAAGAAATATCCTTTTGGTTTTTCTGTTTTCTTCTTTGGACCTTTTTTCTTTTGTGTATCTTTTGGTGCAAACATATCATAGACAGCACCGCCTAACAAGTCACCTAAAAATCCACCAAGAATTGTGCCAGCAAAAGGAATAGGAATTAAGGTTCCAAGTCCGGCACCAACAGTGGCACCAATTGCTTTTGCTGCTGCTCTTCCTGGTTTTTCACCCATTGCAAGATTAATAACAAAATCAATAAGACCACCAATGATAGGTATCCTACCAAAAACTTTTCCTGCCATTCGCAGTCCACCACGACCCAAAATTCTTGTTGCCAATCTACCAGGTGCTCTACGAAGTCCTCTACCAAAAAGTTTACTTCCAACATCAGTTCCACCCAAAGAACCTGCCATTCTTTGAGGTGTTATTCTACCCTTATCAACATATCTACTTAAAACATTTTTTCTTGCCTGCTCGGAATTTAATCCCTTTACTATCTCTAAATCATATAATCTTGCAAACGCATCACCATATTTTTTTCTTATTAAAGCTCTTTTAGGGTCATAACTATATCCACCATCTCTTCCTCCACCAGCACCTGGACCACCTTTTCCAGGTCTCTCAAATAAATCTAATCCATCAGCAACAGCAGAAAAAATGTCACCAATAATAATACCTGCCATCAAGGCATTAATGATACTGAACTTCTTATCAAGTTCATTGATTGCTACCGCAAGGTCTTTCTCGTTCTTGTCAATATTGGCACCAGTAATGGCACCCAACATTTTAGTACCAGCAAGAGTTACATTATAAAGTGCAGACCCTAAAGCATCAGTTGCGGGTTTTAGAAACTTACGAATATCTTCGAGTGTCTTCATAAAATTAGAGACACCTTCCAAAATTTTTGGTATATAATCAAAAAACCTGTTGACTAACCACCCAACAAATAAAAGAACTAATGCATTCTTAAGACGGTCAAAGAAACTTGCAAATGGATTTTGAACTTTTGGGAGATCTATCTTTTGTTTTTTATTTTTAAGTTCTAATTTATCCTCCTCTTGTTTTTTTTCTTTTTTATCCTCTTGCTGTTTCTTCTGTATTACTTGTTCTTTATCATCTTTACTTCTTTTGTTAAAAATATCATTGATATTAACTAAACTTTCATAAATTGGAACTAATTTGCCCCCAGGCGTTGAAGTTTCATTCTCAATATTTGGTATTCTTGCTCTAATATTACTTAAATTAGAAGTTTTAACAATTGATGATGAAAGTTTGATACCAGTTGCTTCAGATTGTGGTAATAACTTTTGAGGAGAAATTGCCATAATTTATCGGGTAGGGGAAGCAATTTGTCTGTTAGCAGCTGCCACAGTTGCTTGAGGATTTCCAGGAGTTGCGGAACGAGATGGAGCATCAATAGCTGGAGATTGATTTCCTCCGGCAGCCGCAGGAACAGCAGATACTTGATCAATTGTTGGTCGAATATCCAAACCCCTTCCCATTGGTTGTGTGATATAATTTAAATATGCAGATACTAATCTTCGTTCCTCTTCATTAGCAAAAGTCATATCAGTTTCATTTTTTTGAGTATTGTCTTCACCAGGCGGTGTTGCACTTTCACCAGATAAAGACTCAGCAGATATGCTATCTTTTTTACCCAAGACATAATTTGCCCATACTTCGTGAAACTTTTTAGATCCGTCAATATGAACGTGGGGTCCAGTTGATCTACCGGTGCTTCCCTGAACACCAAGAAAAGATCCAGCCTTAACTTTATCCCCAGTTTTAACAAAAAGTTTACTAAAGTGCCCAAAAAGTGCAAGATTTTTCCCATTTGAATCGACAAGTTCAACAGCATTTCCATATCCACCAGCATCTCCAGCATACTTAACAGTAGCATCTACGGGTGTAGGAACATTATAATTTGGATACTTTGGACCATCCATAATATAATCTTTTGTGATGCCATATGTTCTTACACTGTCTCCGGTTCCATGATGAGATCTAAGTTGATTAAAATTTACTGGAGCGCTTAATGGAGTTGTTCCATTGCCAGAAGAAAGAAGAACCAATCCACCACCTGCTGCATACATTCTTCCACCTGAATAAGTTGGTTGGTTTGTCCCTCCACCCAATTTGTTCATTGCAAGTAAGAAGTCTTCACCGAAAGTTTTAACAGCAGGTTTAGAAAAAACAACTTCACCTTCTGTCAGATTAGCGGGAACTTTATCTATTCCAGATGGACCTTTAACAACTCCACCATCATCAAGATTTTGTTCATTCATTATACCTATATCTTTCAGTCCACCATACGTCGTCGTTGAACTCGAATCACCAACTCCACCAGTTCCTTGCATCCCACCATATGGAGTGGTTGGACCCAGATCACCAACTCCACCAACACCCTGAACACCCAATCCTTGTCCAGATTGAGCTCGTGCTTTATTTTCTGCTTGAACGCCTGCTGCCTGTCTTTGTCCAGTAACTTCATTTGCAAGTGCTGCTCCAGTAAGAACACCTGCAGTTGCCATTACTCCTGGATTGGTTACAACCCTGGCTCCAGCACCTAAAAGTCCACCTCTTTTTCCCAGTTTTAAACTATTGAGAAGTCCTTTACCTTTTGCTAGATCAGCAATCATTCTCGCAAGGAATGAAATCATATTTCTTCCCAACCATCTCACAACTTTAATAAGTGGATTGTTAAGAAGAACAAATAATAACAATAATTTTCCAGCATTTCTGGAAAGAAAATCTACGATTGCATTGAACGTTTTAAGATTTTTTGGATCTTGTATCCAATCAAGTAATCTATTCGCAGTCCATCCCAAAAATAAAAGAATTAAAGCATCACGAATTCTTTTAAAAATATCGACAACTGGTTTAAAAGTTTTTTCTAAGGCACCTACTATACCCTTTGCTGCCTTTTCTAAAGAAGATTCTTTTGCTGCTTTATCTTCTTTATCTTTTTTTACTCTTCTATTTCTTTCTGTTTTTTTTCTAAGATTTTCCTCTTTAACTAAAGCATTTTTAATTGACACTACAATTAAATAAATCTTATCTAAGATACCACTTTCTTCATCCTTTTGTTGTGGTAGAACTCTTCTTGCAAGAGATCCTGGTGCTGGTGGTTTATACTTTACTAATCCTCCACCACCAGCACCCAATTGCCTATTAAAAACTGCTTGAGGATTAATAGATGTTTTTTTAACTTTGGTTGCAGTTGATTCTTTAACTCTTTGAAACTCTTCACGGATTGCCATCTCATCTTCACGAGATAACCCCCCCTTTCCCATACTTATTTCAACCAATTTTTCACGCAGAAATCCTTTATAGGACTTCATATCAACTTCGTCGGTTGCTTCAAGTCCAAGTATTCTTAGTATATTTACACTTACTTGTTCAACCGCCATTTTGCTGTTGCTTTAATTTTTCTTCTTCTAAGTGTTGTTTTAATAAACCAACATAGACTTCTCGTTCCCAAGGAATCCAATTTTCAATCTCCGTCAAAGAGTATTTATGATATTGCATTAAGGCAAAATTAATTTTATAATATGACTCCAAATCTATGTGATTCATGCTCACCCGAAAAAAGATGCTAAGCCCTCCAAAACGACAGTGCTCTTAACTTTAGTTTTTGGATTAGTAATCTCAATCTTGTGACTTAACTTTGGCATCGTTTCGAAAAACTTCTCAATTTGCTTAAATTGATTTGAATTCAGTTGCTCAAGAAACTCAACCATTTCTTTTTTAGTTACATCTTCAGAAGTCCAAGTTTCTTCCTCATTAAAAATAACATCAATACAAGATGCAATCAAATCAAATGACTGATCAATATTTGCATTACTTCCATTAAAGTCAAAATTGTTCTTGATAAATTCTTCCAAAGATGGATACTTTAGTCTCATAGTTAAATGGGCATCAAGTTTAATATCTTTGTTATGCTCTTCATTCTCCTGAACTTGAATTTCATCAAGTGCAATTTTTACAGGAACAGTTGTTTCTTCATCATCGGGACAAATAATAGTTACTTCGACTTCTTCCCCAACAGATTTGCCACGAATGTTAAGGAATAAGTATTCAATATCGAAAGTTGGTAACTGCTCAATCTTAACTCCTTTTGAGATAATGCAGTTATTTAAAACTGTTTTAATTGCTGTAGAGATTTGCTTATTATCTTGACTTTCTAATGCAAGAACTAAAACCTTTTCTTCTTTAACTAAGAATGGTCTATATTTAATTTCTTGTTTTGTAGATGGCAATACAAGATGATATGTTGGGGTAGCAATTTTTGGTAAAGGCATAATGACCTATAGAATTTCAGTGTGATTATTTATGACTCACCATAGATGGAATTAAAGTAATTTTTTTCCAAATCTGCTTCATTTGGCGATACTGAGAATGACTGCAATTTTAAAATATCTATATCTTGTTCTGAAGGTATTTTTTGCTCGTTACCATTCAAAAGTGTTTTAGGTATTGTTGTAAGTTTTCCTTCACGATCAAAAATATATCTGTCATAAGAAAAAGAAACAGAACATTTCAATATATCAGAACTATCGTATGAAACTGGCATTGATGTAATGTCAATTGGAAAAGCATTTACAAAACGATATGCAATATTGTTTCCCAATTGATTATCTTTATTAAACTTGGCAATAAAAATATTACATTTGTAAAAATCTGGATAATTAAATCTAAAAGATGCTTTTTGACCACTTTCTTCATAGAGTGGTTGACCATATCCAAAAGGACTCGCAATATAACTCATCCAACTTTCAAAAAACTTAATTACATTATAACTGGAATCCACATAAAAAGTAAGTTGAAGATCGTTATATATTTTTCTATAAGGAAACTTTTGAGATACTCCAGGAAAATCCGTATTCATCTCAGTTGTTGCAAAAGAATTTCCCGGAAGAGATGCTTCATTACAAAGCATTCCAAGATCTTCACCAGCAAATAGTCTATCAAAATTAAAAGATCTTTCGGGGGTTCCGCCAGGAGGAGCACCAATTGCTCTTTTAGAATCCGGAGAAATTAAAACATAATACTGAGAGGTTTGAGCAAGCCTACCAAACTTGCTGATTAAATCAGATGTTTTGTAGTGCCTTAGTGCTACATTCCCTGCCATTGGAAATAAATATTCTTTAGTGATTATATACTATGTAGAGAAGTTTTTAGTAAATATTTAAATAAAATGCCAAGAGATTCAAAATATTATCAGGGAAGATTTCACCCACAAAACCCACAAAAATACCAAGGTGATGTTAAGAATATCATTTATAGAAGTAGTTGGGAACTTAAATTTATGAAATGGTGTGATACTAATGACAGCATTTTAGAATATAGTTCTGAAGAATTTTTCATACCCTACTTTGATCCAACAACAAAAAAAGTCAGGAGATACTTTCCTGATTTTTGCGTAAAATATATTTCATCAAGTGGAGAAATTAAAAAAGCAGTTGTAGAAATTAAACCTTTAAGAGAAACAAAAGAACCTGTTGTCACAAAAAATAAAAGAAAAAAAACATTATTAAATGAAACTTTAACTTATGCAAAAAATCAAGCAAAGTGGAAAGCAGCTGATGAGTGGTGTAAAGATCATATGATGGAATTTAAAATCATCACAGAAAGAGAACTGTCATTATGAATCGTATCTCAGAAAAAGATGCGTCAAAAATTAAATCTTATCGAGATCCAGATGATAAGATGTTAGATATTATGGAATTATTAAAAGAAATTGATGTTATTCCAGATGTGGGAAGTTTATATACTTTTGTTTATAATGCTAAAACACCAGACATTGAGTATGATCAATATCCTTTAGTTGTGGTATCAGATATTTTTAGATGGGGATTTAGGGGATATAATTTTCATCGAAGATCTCCACATAATTATACTTGGTTAGAGTTAGTTGGTAACTTGCATAGAGTTCACAAAGAAGAACTAAATACTCTTTTGTCATTAAACTATCAAAAGTTCAGGATAAATACTTAAAAAAAGTAATGCCAAGAACTCAAGGGGTAGACACAAACCCCAAAAATGCCAATAGAGAAATAGGTTCATACAATCACTCTCTTACCTATCAAGGAACTGGTGGAGGAAGAGGTGGCGCATCTGGTGATGTAACCACAAATAGAACCTATGTCTTGGTAGGAAACTATCAAAGTGGATCTTTAAATTTATTCTCGGCAGGAACTTTTGGTGAAAGAGGTTCTCCAGTAGCATCAAAAGATGCCAATGGTAGATGGCAAGTTTCTCAAACTTCCGGATTTACTCAAAATGAAATCAGAGCACTTCAAACATCATTAAATTCCGGAACATTTGGGAAAAAATTAAACAATGAAGCAAAAGAAGTTGCAACTCGTGATTTGGGGGCAGATCAATACAAAAAAATATTCAATCCTTCAGTCGCATCTACATCAGAAAATGGATCTACATCCGGTGGAGGAACAAACCCACCTGCAGGATCCAGTTCTGGTGGAGGGGGTGGATTAACCCCCGAAGAACAAACCAATACAAGAAACTTTATTAGTCAAAGTATAAAAGCCAAAACTCAATATCCATCAGCAGCAGAATTAAAATATCCAATATCATACGAAGGTAATGATTATCTTGAAATACAGATGATTAGATATGTTCCAGAATCTAATCTTTCTACTGGCGCAAATCCAAATGCTGTTGGGGATGAAGGCAATTCTCGATTATTAGGAGGAACTGTAAGAAGAATTAGTGAAAGGTCTCAAAAAGAGTTAACCCTTGCCACTATAACATTACCAATGCCTTCAAATTTAGTTGATGCAAATCCAGTCGATTGGGGAGGACAAAAATTAGATCCACTTTCAGCTTATGCTGGTGAAGCAGGAGCTCGTCTATTAAATAGTCCAGACTTTTTATCCCAAATGGGGAAAGAAGTAAGAAATCTTGGTGAAGTTGCAAAAAATCAAGGAAATGCAATTAAACCAATTATGAACACTGCAATTCTCTCTAAAATTATCGGATTAAATGGAAATCAACTTCTAACTCGTTCCACTGGAGCAATTCTCAATCCAAACTTTGAACTTCTTTTCGGTGGACCTGGACTAAGAAATTTCACATTTTCTTTTAAGATGACACCAAGAGATCAAAAAGAAGCAAGAAATATAAAAAATATTATTCGTTCTTTAAAGCAAGGAATGTCAGTTAAAAGAGCTGGTGGTGGAATATTTCTTGCATCTCCCAACATCTTTAAATTACAATTTTATTATGCGGCACCAAAAATAAATGAAACTAATGGAACAGTGGAAGGAACCAGTATTCAAAAACATCCATTTCTTCCAGTATTTAAACCTTGTGCATTACAAAGTATATCAGTTAACTATATGCCAGATGGTTCTTATATGACCTACGGTGATGGTTCAATGGTTGCTTATGATATGGCATTATCATTCGGAGAAATTGAACCAATCTTCGATGAAGATTATGATGAAACTAATGAAAACGGACCAGGACAATCAGGAATGGGTTACTAAAATGTATTTTAAAACACTTCCAAATTTAGAATATCATTCTAAACTTGTAGATAGTAACTCAAGTTTAGATAAAACTACTGCAAAGAATTTCTTTCGTAGAGGTAAAATTCGTGCAGATATTTTTCAAAATGCATCATTTTTTACAAAATATTCAATCATTGGTGATGAAAGACCAGATCAAGTATCCGAAAAGTTTTATGGATCTCCACTTTACGATTGGGTTATCTTAACCACGAATAATATTCTTGATGTTTATAATGAATGGCCTCTCAGCCAACAGGCATTCTATGATTATCTGATTCAAAAGTATGGGTCAGAAGAGGAATTCTATCAAGTTAAGTATTATAAAACTTTAGAAGTTAGAAATTCTTCTGATCAAATTGTTCAAAATGCGGGATTAA